TGTTATTAACCCCGCTACCGATCTTATCGGGCAGTTTCAGTTGCGTATCCAGCCTGCGCTGGCAGCAGGTCTTGAGCTTGTTATTTACCGCGACACACCAAAGAATCTCCCCCTCGTTGACTTCACGGACGAGTCCGGTTTCAGCGAGATTGCTCTTGACACCAACGCTAAACAAGGCGTGTTTATCGCTGCCGAGGCTATTGACACGGTAAACGTGATCGAGGTGGTTGCTCTTGACGCTGCCGAGCGGGCTGGCTTGGCGGCGGTTTCTGCACAGGCTTCTCAAACTGCGGCGGCTAACAGCGCGACGGCAGCTGCCGGTTCGGCCACAAGTGCTGCAACCAGCGCTGCTGACGCAGCAGCTAGCGCGGCCTCTGCTGATGCTCTTATCCTGCGCCAAGACCTCGCCTCCCCCTCTGGCGCTTCTCTGGTGGGCTACCAACCCGCAGGTGCAGGCGCAGTCGCCACGAATGTGCAGAGCAAGTTGCGGCAGTTTGTAAGCGTCAAGGATTTTGGGGCTGTGGGTGATGGGGTGACGGATGACACGGCTGCATTTATGTCAGCTATTTCTCAGCACGGTCATGTGTACATTCCCGATGGGGTCTGGAATGTTAAAAATGTAGCCGTGAAAGACTGCACTCTTGAGTTTTTACCTGGCGCACATATCATCACAACATTGGGGGCAACCGATAACTGCATCAGAATGAGTAGTAATTCTCGGATCATAAACCCAAGAATTACCGTAACAAACTCTGTCGCACCGCCTCATGGAGGATACGGCGTCGCAATCGCCATTGGATACTATGCAGACATTTCCGAATACGAAACAAACATTCGGATAGAAAACCCCGTTCTGACTTGCAAAAACACGGCAAGCCGCGCAATCGCAATTAGTGTGTTAGGTAACGTTTCCGGTATAGATATCGTCAACCCAATCGTAAGGGGCGCATTTGCTGGCGGATTTATGGCGCATTGGGGCGGTGTATTTAATGAGTCCGATCCGCACTTCAGCACGGTAACCTCCAGCCGAGCCCCTAATAACATTCGGGTTAACGGTTTGAAGGCGGAACCCGACAACGGGAATGTTGGTGACATTCCCGTTGTTCTAGCTGGTGTATTTGATGTCCGTGTTGACAACACAGTGTCAGACGGTTGGAGGCGCGCACTTTTGGTGACACCGGGCGATGTTTACGCACAGGTGGCGTCCTCAGATCAGGCGTCAAAGATCATGACGGGTATCGTCTTAGATGGTATCCGTGTGTCGAATCCTCCTAGCAACTCAGGCGTAACCGCTGTGACTCTTATGTTCGTCCAGGGATTAAGTGCGACTATACGCACCGCATTAGGGAGAACATTTGCGTCAGATGGATACTGCGGAGTAACAGTCAAAAACGTCAGTTTTGACACAAGTCTTAGCTATGCCGGGGCGCCCCTGGCTTATTTGTATTACGCCAGCAAAACCGATTTGCATATCAAATCAATTACTGGCTTTGAGGCATCGAATGCCACGCTTGTACAAATGCTTGGTTCCGACAACTGCCGTTTGAGCGTGGATAGTGTTTCTCAGCCTCTTGCCTCGGCTGTAATCGTAAACGAATCTGTGAACTGCGACATTAGCGTTAATGCAATTGGGAACTCGACAACGGCATTAAACACGCTCGCAAAGGCATTTACTACTGGAACGGCAGCGTCTGTCGCCGTAACGCTTGGGGCTGCAGTTGTCTTGGGTGACACCACCGTGACGCTGAATGCCATTGCAGGTGGTTACACACTGATGGCAGGGACGAGACTTTATTTTGGAACATCTTCGTCATTCCTGACGGTTGCAAAATCAGTGACAATCGGAGCGTCTGGCACAACCGTTGTGCAGATTGCAAAATCAGCGTTTGCGCTGGCTTCTGGCAGCTCGTTGTCGATCAGACGAAATCTTGTCAACTCAAACGTAGAGATTCGCTCGCTGTCAACTTACATCGCTGCCGAATTTATCAAATCAGATTCCGTAAGGATAAGCGCAAATTGCAATCAAAGCAGCAAGATTGACGTAGCGGTTGTGGGTTCAGATAACCGAAACCTTGTCATAAAGGGGACGTTCAACGGATGCGGCTCTGGAAATGCTGCTGGAGCAATATCAAATATTTCGATAGCTGGCGGGGAAAACATCCTCATCACAGAATCTACTTTTGAAACGATGGGCACTGCTCTCGTTACAGACAACATTCATGCACCCCTATCAACCGGCTTGTCGTCGCTCAAAGTAACCGGGAATCATTTTGGAGGGGCAACGCAGCGGGCGGTGTCCTTGCCAAACCAGACAGACGCGGCTTCGTCTATCGGGAAAAACCAAGTTTGGGGCAATTCTATCAAAGCAGGACTGCCGCTGCTGCTTGAAACTGCAGTGACAGGATGTGTTGTCGCAGATAAATTTTTTGGTGCGTTTTCAACGGCATCTGCGCCGACAACTGGAACGTGGTCTGTGGGGGATCGGGTTTATGCCTCGACTCCCGCTATTGGCCAGCCGAAAAGCTGGGTCTGCACAGTAGCCGGTACGCCGGGCACGTGGGTGTCGGAAGGCAACCTGTAATGCCCAACGACAAAATCACCCACACCCTCGCAGGTGCAGCCACGGCAAGCGGCGCTGCCGCTGGTGCCGCGACCAAGAAAGGCAGAAAAAATGAAACTCCGACTCATCGAAGGCTGGCAGCAAGCCTACAAGTTTTTGAGCGTGCAGATTGCTGCGCTGCTGGTGCTGCTCGATGTGGCTTATACGTATCTGCCAGCAATTCAAGCGTATTTCCCCGAAGGGTGGGTGAAATGGTTTGCGCTGGCGATTATCGGCGGCAGGGTGCTGCACCAAACCATTGAGGCGCGCCGTGCTGACGGCTGAACGTAGAGACACTATCTTGAAAGCTAGGCAATGATTGATCTAACCTTTATAGGGTACTTGGCAGGCTACCTGCTTGGCTTCTGGTACCTGTATCTGATTGTCATGGGGTTATACCGGGCGCACCTAGCTAAGCGCCTGAGCAAGTTTGCTCTAGTGCTTGCCCCATTCGACCCTACCGGGAAACATTGTTAACATGAGCATCAACCAAGACCTTACTGTTGAGTCTATACGGCTCGGCCCCCCCGCTGCCGTAGCAGGCTTGTCCCTTTGGGGCGTCAGTCTCCAAGATTGGGTCTTGGTTGTGACGCTCATTTACACCGGGCTTAGCGCGATCCTCCTGATCCGCGACAAAGTGTACCGCCCGTGGAAGGAAAAGCGCAATGGCTGCAAGCACTAAGACACTCGGCTCGTTGCACGAGCTTGTAGCGCAAGCCCTTGCTGAGCAAGTGCAGGGCTACACAGAAACTGACGATGAGGGCAACGAGCGGGTCGTTAGACCCAGCCCTGCTGTGCTTGGCGCGGCTATTGCTTTCCTTAAGAACAACAATATCACCGCTGACCCAGAGGGCAACGAGCGCTTGCGTGCGCTTGGCGATGCCTTAAAGGCTCGCCGCGAAAAGCGTGCCCCGCAGGCTGAGCTTGACCTAGCTGCGGAGCAGTTTGCCGCTAGCCTTGGCGGTGGGAGGCTCATGCAATGAAGCCCCGCGAGTCAGCCGAGATAGCCAGCAAGCGCTGGGAAGAGCTATCGCTGCTGCAATCGCACTACTCTGAGTTCATTCCGTTCCTTGAAGACGTGATGGCTGAGCTAGGCTTTAGCACTACCGAGATTCAGCGGGACATTGCAGGCTTTATCGCCTACGGCCCGCAGTACCTTATGGTGCAGGCTCAGCGCTCGCAGGCTAAAACGACGATTGCTGCGGCCTACGCAGTATGGTATCTGACTCACAATCCGGCAGGGCGCGTGCTGATCGTGTCCGCTGGGGGCGACCAAGCCACCGACATTGCCACGCTGATCGTCCGCATCATCATGAATATGGACGTGCTGGAGTGCATGCGCCCTGACAAGGCCGCTGGCGACCGCACCTCCGTGGAAGGCTTTGACATTCACCACAGCCTCAAGGGTATTGACAAGTCGGCCAGCGTGGACTGTATCGGCATTGACGCCAACTTGCAGGGCCGCCGTGCTGACGTGCTGATCCCTGACGATATTGAGTCCAGCAAGAACTCTGCTACGCCCGGTCAACGGGCTAAGCTGCTGCATCTGACCAAGGACTTTACTTCCATCAACACGTCAGGGCGCATTATCTGGCTGGGCACGCCGCAGACGATGGACTCCATCTACAACAGCCTGCCCGGTCGCGGCGTGGTTGTGCGTATTTGGCCGGGGCGGTACCCTACGCCGAAGCAGATGGAGCACTACGGCGCTGCCCTTGCCCCTATTATCACCCAGCGCCTAAGCCGCAACCCGGCCCT